ATCTCCAGCAATACGAAGTTTTCTACCTCTAAAATTAAGTTCAATCGCACCTATTGTTTGTGCGGGTAGTGATGTTGTTTTGGCCAAAAAGGTAGCATTTCTGGTGTCCAATCCAATGGAGATACCAGGCGGGGCCTGAACCTCAACCCTAAATTGGTTGGGTCTTGCGCCCCCACCGATAAAGTTTGCTCTAAATTCGTCTATGGTTCCAACCATTTCTCGTTACTCCTTTTTAAAATTGTCCAACAACTTCACTGAACGATACCCCTGTTCTTACCGCAACAAAGTTCAGAGCGATGAAGTTAATTGCCCTAGCAGGCTTAATGTAAATATCTGCAACAAATTCATTTCTGTCAATTACCTCTCCAGTGTTGTTACTTGTGTCACAAACAACTTGGAAGTCAGTAATACCTCTACGTCCCTGCACGTCTCGCAAGAAAGGTTCTATCAGATTACGGAACTGTGCTCTTGTAAATTCATCGTTGAACTCAAAGAGTTGGAACTTAGCAGCAGTTGCAATTGCCTTTTCAAGCACCAAGAACAATCTACGAACGTTGATACGATCAAACGCACTTGGTTTTGTCAATCCAGTTTTATCACCGAATAGAATTACACCTTGGCCCGGAAAATCAACAACTGGATTTACTCTTGCTTTGTAGAGAATATCTCGTTCAGCATTATTGGGATTAAAGGAAAGTCTAACGGCACCTCTAATGTTGCCCCGATTAAAACCACCCGGCGAGAACCACGGATCAGAAACTCGGTCTGTGTTTGCACAGAGACCCGCAATATCACCGTTCAATGGAACATAACGATACACATCATTATACTTATCATACATGTACTTGTATCCACTGTCGTATACAACATACGAGGAAGATGGTAACAAGTCAAAACTATCTTTAACATTGTTTGTTTGATATGTTGATTTCTGTACACCAATCGTTGCCTGTTTAGGCGGTGAGATAAAACCAACACAATCCTTACGCAGTTCGCAAAGATCAGTAATCATTGTTCCGTGTGTATCATGCTCTGTCTTATGAGCAGAAGCAAATGCTGCTCCAGTTTCAACAGTGACAGAAGGACCAGCAAGAACAAAGTTAACATCAAAGTTTTCTGTGTCTGCAAACAAATCGTAAGCAATCTTCTTCTCTCCGGTAGTTACAGAATAATCATCTGTGCCACCAGTTAGATCATCATAAGTCGGTGTAGTAACATCTGTGAACGCTCCGGCAGAGCCAGGTCCATCCTGTATGACGTTATCACCAGCATTAGTTGAAGAACTGTCAGTACCGTTTAAGATAATGGCATCGCCTTCGTTTGAACCACTGGAATCTGTACCGTTCATGATGATGTTATTGGAAGATGAAAGGTCTGTTCCCCAGTTAGTACCAGAAGAAAGATGATCCATCCAATAAATGTAGTTTGAATTTGTGTATATAATTTCTCTGTAGTAGTTTGTTGAACCTTGGGGTGTCTTTGCATTCGGGTTTTTAGAAACTCTTTCATATGTCTCTATGACAGCAAGAGTCCTTTGACCAGCAACACCGGATGCAAATCCAGTGATGTCACCTGTAGTATCAGATACAACAATGTGCATCTCATCACCAGTACCTCTTACATTTTCTGTTGACCATGTAGAGGTTCCAGGCGCACCGTCAAACAAATCATAATACTTCCAACGACGACGAATAAGAGAATTGTCAGCAAGGTCTGCTGTCAATCCTGTTCCATTTGGGTTATCTTTCTCTCGATTTGTGATAGTATTTGCAGATGTGGACCGAGCAGTAACTTCGTATTCTTTACCTTCATGACCACTTACAAACGTATCGAAATCAGTTGTGGTAAAGAAGGAAACAAGGTCTCCAACGTTGATGCCGTATGTTGAATCATCAACGTCATCCACAGTAACACTTGTCGCACCAGAAGATGCGGCAGCTGCCACGAGGTTTGTTGTTGTTATGTTTTGCGAAAATGCAGTGGAACTCGGACAAATAGAAACTGACAAAGAGTTTCCTTGAGTACCAGCATCTCTAGCAGCCCAAGGACCGACACTTCCTTGTGCATCGTAAAAACTTGCCAGATAGTGTTCTGTATCACGAATAAGAAGTCCTGTTTCTGAACAAGCATTCAGAACACCAGATTCGATACGAACCAACTGTAAAGCATTTGAGTACTGCAAAAAGTTTGCAGCAGTGAAAAAGTATTCGAAGTTGTTATTATTTGGTTTACCAAAAATATCAACTAACTGTGCCTCTGAACTAATACTGGTTACTCGACCAACCGGACCTTTTAGAAACGGTCCCGCAAATGCAGCAACATTTGTTTGGACGGCCGGAACAATATTAGTGAGGTCAATTTCTTTTACTTGAACGCCAGGTGAAACTAGAAATCCCATTTTAATACTCCCTATTACTAGGTTATCTGTTATTGTGAATATTTATAAAAACCAAGTTTCTAACTCACATTTTTATATGTTGCAATTTTTATAAATATTTGTATGAATCAAACTCATTACGAAAAATATAAAGAGACTATTAAGAAAGTTGCACGTCGTAACTATCGACAACGAATAGTATGGCTCAACGAATATCTAGCAGATAAATCATGTATGCACTGTGGAGAAAGTGAAACGGTATGTCTCAAGTTTTATCCCCACAACAACGAGATACGAAAACTTACTCAACGCAAAGGCATGAATGAAATCAGTCGTAAAGATACTACCGACCTTATAAACAAATCAAAAATCGTTTGTTCAAATTGTTGGATAAAGTTAGATAATGACCTTATCGAGTTTATTTAGACTTTTACCAATTTGAACCATAATCTCTTACTACTGGATTCCATCTTGTTCCATATTCATCAATAACCTCACCGATATTATCATCCTCCAATCCTGTGATAACAAAACCAAATGGTGCCATGTCCTGTTCTAGCATATCTTGTTGCTCTCTCATCATAGTTTGTCTTACATCAACATCAACAAGTTCTTTGAAGTATGTCTGGTCTGTTGCCCATGCGAACATAAAAAGGCATGCCACTAGATCATCATTACACCCCTCATCTGCTTCAAAGGATTGACCTTTCACAATAAAAGTAGAAAGTTCATTGATACAATCATAGTCTTCCACAATCAACTTATTGTCTTCTACCAACTGTTTGAGATTAGAACAACCAATTCTCTTTACTGCCTTAGTAGTTCTTACACCTAATTGTGCTCGACCACCAGAGAATCCACCACCAAGTATTTGTCCTGCCCGACCACGCATAGAGGCCATAACTAGGTTGTCATACTCAAGGTCAAACTGTAGAGTATTAGCAACTTGTTCACCTATATCATTTACTTCTACCATGACAAATGCTTTATTGTATGCAAGAGCAACATCATATATCTTACTGGGGAACAACAATGGTTTGATTTCATTATCTCGAAACTTAGCAACAATCTTATATGGTAATTCTGTTATGTCTATCACCGCAAAGGCAGAATAATCATTCTTTGTTCCTCTGGATACATCGGCAGTCAACATATACGTATGCTTGTCTACAGGTCTTACATACACATCCAATCCTGCATTTGATTGTATGGGAGTTCTATACGTCAGAGTTTTAAGTTTTGCAGGTGTAATAAGAGTATCGATAGACCCCAAGAACTCGCACTCAAACTCTGTATTGAATTGAGACTCTGATGTATTTTTGATGGTCTCTTCCTTCCACTTTTCATCACGGCCCGGTACTTCACTCCAATGAACTTCAATAGGCACATACGAATTTCTTCCTTCTTCAGCATCAACCCACAACTTATAGAACATATTCATACCATGTGGAGTAGACACAATCATTACTTTAGTAGTCTTACCAGAACTGATGGTAGGATAGACTGAACTGAAAAACTGTTCTGCAACGTTGCTTGGCACATAAGCAAACTCATCCAAGAATATAATATTATACGAACCACCTCGAACTGCACTTGAAGATGTGGCACTTGCTAATATCTTACTACCGTTTTCTAACTCTAAACTACCCTTGTTCCAAGACATCACACCTTGTTGCAACCACTTGGGTAGATGTTCATATGCCAACTGTAGTCTGCTCAACAAGTCCCTTGCGGTTGCTGCTTTGTTAGCAAGGATTGCCACGTTAACGTTGGGATTAAATAAAACGTAATGAAGTAAATACGCAATAATAGTAGTCGATTTTCCAGACTGTCTAGGAAGTTTGCATATGGTGAAACGATTGTTGTGAAAAGTCCCTATCATTTCCTTTTGGAAATCATAGAGATGAAAAGGTATCAGACCTTCATCAAGAGAGACAATTTTAATATAATGTTGAATAAAGTACTGAGGATCCCTCATGCATTTAGCATATTCCTCAATCTCTTCTTTTGTCCATTCTTGAGTTATATTTGCCCGTTTTAGATTCGGGTTGCCAAGATAGGTTTCCATACAGGTATTACATCATTGTAACATTGTCTGCGTAATTTTCATGGCCTGGGCAACATTTACATGGGTTTTCTTCTGTACAAAGACATGGGTCACATGTACAGCCTGGGTTTCTACATTCTGGATTTTGACAATGAGTATCTACCTCGTTCATCTTATTTCCCCTTTAACATTTTTTGCAGTTCAGCAGTAGAACCAACGAACAAGGCATTAGTAACATTCTGAGGTGCACTATTAGGTACCTCTTTCAATTTACGCATCTTCTCTTGTAGGTCTCCAAGTTTCTCAGTTACTTCTGCAACTTGCTTAATGAGATTACCAGCAACTTCATATGCTCTAGGATGGTCAGATTCTTTTGCAAGGTCCAGAATACCATCTATGGCATCCTGTCCTCTCTCAACTAGATTATAAAAATTTGCTCTCTGATATTTATAATCGTTATCGACATCTTCCTCATCACTCACAACCGTGATTGGAGCAGAAGATACCTCTACGCTGTCTGGAAACCCTTGATTAGAACCATCGATGACTCCCAACGCCTTGTCAATAGTTCTACTCATCCTTGCCGGTCTTTGGGTTAAATTCCTTAGCATCTTCGAAGAAAGATGTTGTTTCGTTAAATCCAAAATCATCATCAGCATCAGCAGTTGTTGGTTTTGGAGTAACAACATATCTTTGCTCTCTTACCGGACTCTTATCTGGCATGTCTGTGTACTGGTCAACCTGTACAGTTTTAATGACACCAGTAGAAGTAACCGGCCCATAAAGATAAAATTTAGACGTAAATGACATAGAGTATATTATTGACCGTCTTGTTGCAAAATCCCCCTCATAATCATCCTCATAAGTTATGCTATTTAAGACAATAGGAACGTCACGTTTTATTCCCATATCAGTCATATCATTTACCGTCAAAGTGTAGTCAGGTTGAAAATAGGGAAGTATTTGTTCAACAATTTGCAAGGCATCATCAGAGTTCTTTGAGAGAATATACAACTCAAACTCAAGATTATAAGGCACTGGCATAAACTGCACATCGAGAGCATTCGATTTGCTTGATTTCGTTTTTCTAAATTTCTGTACACGATTCAACTTACGAGTAGAATCATAAGACAGATTTCTAATCTCAAAACCAAGACGTGGTAATGTAATTGCTACTTGCTTTGTCAGGTCAGGGTCTTCTCTCAATCGAACCAAAAACTTTTGCCTCGGTCCATATGCCAAGGGAACTTTCATTGATTGAACGATGTTGCCGTCGTTATCTTTACGAATGAGTTGAATGTTGTTGAACATTGTACCAAATGCAACAACTATCTTTCTTATTGTTTCGTGATAAAACTGTTGTCCTAACATTTATTTACCCCACATCGCCGAATGGATTCTTTTCACTGAAGTCTAATATAGTATCGTCCAAACTATCAAACAATTCATTCTGTGCTGATTTGTCTATACTTGTAGTATTTGCACCACCAGTACCTATTATATAGTCCTCTTGTAACAGGTATGATGCGTCTCCGGTATCTGCTGAATTTTCCAAAAGAATGCTCTCCCCGACAGAAGTTGAGTCATCCTCACCAATGATGTTATCACCATCTGTCTCTTCTAGTAACAGACCATCGTGAAGTGCAAAACTCTCTAGTCTTATATTCTCGTTTACAGCAGAAGACTGTTCCAAAGTAATCTGATAGACAAGAGCATTAACAGATAGGTCTTCAATCGCATCAATGACTGCCACACCTGTATCAATTGCTTCAGAACTATAATCAAACGTCCTGCACCGTAATTTGTATACAGGATTATTGTCTAACTGATGAAACGGATCATCATGGTCTACAAAATTAATTTCGAACAGTCTTTTTAGTATAGGATGATAAACTAAATCACCCTCAAGTGGTCTGTCATTATCATCTGCATCTGTCTCATTGAGAATATAAAAATCTGAACCCTCAAAAACAATTGCGTCACTGGACATATCTATTGTTCCAGCTTCTAGTAATATGGCACCACCTGTTGTATCCGTACCACTTTCAATTCGTATTTGTCGAGTATATTGCTGAAATCTGTGTTTTGCTACAACAAAAGTAAGTTCACTTAGATTCTGTAATCCGAATCTAGACATAAGTTCTTTTTCACCCTCATAACCACCCTCGGCACCTTCAACATACATCTCTATCTTGGCCTGATAACTAAACTTGGATAATGAATCCTCACCAAGCACAGTGTCTTCAGCAACTATGGTTCTGTCAAGATAATGTACATCGTGACCAAAGATTTGTATTGCTTCTGCAATCAAATCTCTGTATAGGTTCTTCTCAGTGGTTATAGCATGAGCATTGCTTGTATGAAATATTGAATTAACAGGCATGATTTATCCTATCATGTGCATAGGCGGTAACTCAAATGCCAATTGTATTTGTTCTTCTAATCTTGTTATTTCTTCTATTGCTTGAGTATAAATCTGTTCACCATTCATAGTAACTCCACCAAGCATAGCCACACCATTAAACTTACTCAAGTTTGCTCCCCACTGCTTCTTGATCAAAGATGTCGCATATCTTTTTAGATACATGTCATTATAAACATCAGTGTATGTTGTTGGGTCAAGTTTCCTATAGCACTCAATAACAATGTATTCATCAGCAGTCACATCGTTATTCCAATCCATGTCAAGATAAAGTCTTTGCTGGTGCTGACTAAAACGAATGGGTATCTCTCCTACTAATATATGTTCCAAAAAGTCTAGATGCTGTAGTGTCATCTGATAATGCATGATTGAGGTAGAAGAGAAATCATATAAGTCGTTTAATCTCAATTGATATCTGAGGTCAAACATATTTGATGTTGTGGTATCACTAAAAGGAAAGACCTTTACAACAGACAACACTGCTTCTGGTATCGGTATATATCCTTTACCTTCTGTCCAAGTTGCTGTTACACTACTGTCCACTACATCAGTTGCCGTTGTAGACGCATCTGATGTTCCTCTTGTGATATCAGCTGAAGTTATTTGGTGTTTGAGTAACATTCTTTCAACACCATCATAATGATATTCGGCAAAGTATTGAAGTGCCTCGTCCAATCGATCATCAACCTGATCGTCAGATACATTTATATCAATCACTCCATGACCAAGAGCTCTTAAGCAATATGATTTAAGAGTTGCTTTTGTCGAAGGTATTGCCATCTATTTACTCCATTTACTTCTATTTATAAGTATTTTGCTGCTATACAATTAGGACCATACTGTGCGTTAGTAAACCAGTCTGATATTTGAATAAATCCTACACTCTTATAAGCAGCCATTGCTCCCTCTCTTGGGCATGTCCAAATCCAATCACATTCTTTCTTTTTTGCGTCCTCTATGGTCGCATTCAATAACATACTCGCAACTCCCTGCCTTCTATGTTTTGGATTAACCCACAACCCCCTAGACCGATAATAACTCTGTTCTGATGAACCAGTTTCAAACCCACTGTTAACACCAACAAGTTTTTCAAAATCCAAGGTTATTGTTGGACCGTCATACATAACACCAAAGAAAGTTGGAACAAGTTCACCATCTTTGTGTCTTTGTGTTATGGTTCTATCCATCCACACTTTACTTCTTCCTTCTCTCCAATACCATTCCTGAACAGGTTTTATTCCACCCCGTTTATCTGGCCACAAATGTTCTTCCCAGATGGACTTTATCTCTTCCCAACTTATCTCTTTAATGCTATACATGTTTTTCATAGTCTTCCCACTGATGCGGTTTATTTTCTCTGTGCGAGAAATGAATAAATTTGATGTCTGAATGAAACTCTCCACCCAGATAGATGTAATCGTTTCCTGTAATGTCTCTATACTTTCGTGTCAACTGAACTTGCCACTTTAACATACTCTTGCCGTAGTTAATATTCTCCCCCGTGACCCATCTAGTAAACCATGCTGGAGGCAACACAACAAGTTTCAGTCGTTGTTTAACATGGTCCTCTACAAAATATTGTTCTCCATTGACCGGACCTTTGGTTATCTCATTATCGATGTAGTATCGTTGCCAGTGTTTTTTGTTTTGCATGAACTCATCAAAGATGTATTTACAGTCTCTTGGATAGTACTTAAAGAATCCACCGTTTATGGTATATCCTTCTTTTGCTGTATCTCTCCACCAGCCTGGCATTGCAGCAAACTGACCACGTTCAATGGGGTAATCAAATATCTTCTTATAGTCGTTAATCAAAAGAACGTCGATATCCATGACACAAATCGGTTCATCAATATCCAATTGCATGCCATACATCTTGTTCCACTGTAACGCAATACCTTTCTCATACGGTTCTCTTATCCATACGAGTTCATAGTCAGACAACTTCTCTTCTAGATAGTCCTCATACTCTGGACCGTACTTATCTCCTATTCTAACTGCCAGTATTTTCATGCGACATATTTTTGTTTGGTTGGTCGAGTTCCCCTGAAAACATAATGCTTCGAAGTACTCAGAACCTCATGTAGTTTGTTAAAAGATTGAACCAAAGTGTCTAGTGTATAACGTGAATGTGTTATATGATAACTAAAGGCGTTACTAGCATTGAAGAAAACGTTCTTACCTTTAATTCTTTGTTTGAGTTTTCTGTAGTCGGGACATACTAAGTCCATCAACCAATATTCTATGTTATGTGTGTCTCTCATCTTTTTCTGAAAAGCTCGCAGGGTTTCCAAATCACCATACGTCTTTGCTCGTTCTCGCATAACTTCAGAGTATTTATTGCCCACGTTAAAACTGAAAACATGGTCTGATATTTGAGAATATGTTCTTATCTCATCCATCGACATATTCATCTCAACTATGTTCTGTTTAATATCAAGGTTCTCTTCAGAATAGTCATAGAATACAATGTCACCATCAAAGTTCAACTGCTCTACGAGAACCTCTGTACTATATCCAGCAGTAGGAGAGAAGATAATGTCAAACTTCTTATCAAGACTGTCATAATTTCCTACACTCTCTGTGTTCTCAGTATAAAACGCACTATTCAGTCGAGTACGAAGTTGTCTAAAATAGTTGTCCTTATCCAAGTCATCCTGCCACCCTTCATTTCTGTGTTTGAGTATTTCCCAACTTCGATTTTGTATCTCAGTTCTCTGCTTCATAGTGTTGTATGACCATGCCTTAATTCGTCTATCTTCCTCATTAAAATTCATGATGGTGGGAAACCCTTTTGGAGTCAACCAGTATGGAGTGTAGTCATCATGGTAGTTTTTGTCTGAACGTTCAAACTCAGTCCACTTCTGAAAGATGTCTGGTTTGCCAAGTTTCCTCCACTGAGTTAAATTTATCTCTACGTGTTGATGATGTAAGTAAGCAAGTTCAGATACCACAAGTATATGCCCCTTACAATACTGTGTATCATCTTTTGCGAAATCATAGAAGTGTTGTATCGATGTTTTGTTTGCAACCATATCAAAGACCATACCCACTGTGACAATCATTGCATGAGTAGCCTGCTCTGCCTCAAGGATATCATTCAGTTCACTCTTGTAGCAAAGTATTTGTCTGTGTCCTGTTCCAGCACCAGTAACACCACCTGACGTTTGAAGACATGTAGTCTGAGTTTGTTTCTCAACACCAAAGTCCCACTTCACTTTATCAGGATACACAACAATAAAAACCAGATGTTCTAAGTCTTTCTTGACCTTTATGTCTGATGTCTGCTTCAACCAAAGAGTTCGAAACTCATTAAAACTATTCATCTATCTCTCCCAACACACTCTCACCAAACTGCTTGACCAATGACCTTTTCATCAATTCCTTTCTTGCCTTACCATGTCCACCATGTACGATAAAATGAAAACGATTTTCATTTGAACTGTTGAGTGCTTCGTGTGTCACTCCATTATCAAACCAGAACCCAGTACAGTTCTCAAATGGCAGTTCTTCTTTAGTATCAACTCTGCGAAGATAACAGTTGTCTGGTTGGTATATTGCTAGATTGATTGCTGCTGCTATGTTTCTTTGTCTTCCCTCATTTATTCTATTCTCACTGGCGTCATGGTGAGCAGTAATACTACCCCCCGGCTTTATCAGCATAAACCTACATCGTCTATAGTGTTTGTGTGGAAAGTCCTCTAACCATCTCTTCATCTC